GGGATGGACGTGCACGGCGACCGTGGCCAGATAGCGGGGCGCCGGGGGATGGTTCGTGGTGTCGGGCCCCCACATCGGGCCCGTGACCCGGCTCACCGCCGTGATCACGGCTCCGTCGTAGGCCCCGGGGGCGGCCGCCAGTGCGACGAAGGTCGCCGCCATCACGTCCCAGGCCTGGGCCTTGTTCGTCCCGAAGGCCTTGAGCTGCAGGATCGCCCGATCGAGGTAGTGGGTGGTGGCGTCCACCTCTGCCCCACCGGTCCGGGTCAGCTGCACCCGCGCCGCCGGGGCGAAGTCGCGGGGCAGCTCCGTCGAGACCAGGGCGCCGGCTCCCGGTCCGCCCACCAGCGCGCCCAGGCCCGCGTCGGCCTTGAGGATGGCGACGACCAGGGCCTCGACGTCGACGATCTCGCCGAGCGTCGTCATTGGTCCACCTCCGGCGCCGGCTCCGAGGGCCCGACAACCTCCTCGAGCGCCGGGAGCAAGAAGGGCCTCGGCTCCATCTTCACCGTGCCGAACTCGAAGAAGTGGGCGATGAAGCTACCCGCCGACACGCGCCCGACGAAGCCGACGGCGGTGAGGGCGACCTCGGCCTCGATCGAGTCACGGATGTGGAAGCGGGGATGCTGCTCGGCGTGGGGTGCCAGTTCCCTCGCCCGGGCGGCCGTCTCCTCGGCCGGCAGCTCGAGCAGATCGCGCGCCTCGGCGGAACGCAGGAAGGCCTCCCGGAAGGCAGGGTCGAGCTCGAAGACGGCCATCAGCCCTCGACCCTGATCGCCCGGGTCTCCCAGTGGTGCGGGTCCTTGCGTCGGTGGACCAGGTTCGGCGGTCCGAACACCTCGAAGGTCAACCCCCCGTCGACGATCTTGTCGTGCGCCCCGATGGCGACCTCGACGCCGTCGGTCGAGCGCAACGCCAGCACGTAGAGCACCAGCGTCGTCTCCTGCTCCCGGTCGAGCTCGTCCTCCTTGGTCTTGGCCATGAGGGGGTTTCGCTTGGCCGGCACGTTCGGGATCGGGGTGGCGTCGGTGCGCGCCGGGTTGCCATAGCGGTCCTCGGTCCCGTCGACAGTGGGCACGATCGTGACGATGGTGCTGAGGATGGCGGCGAGGCTCATGGCAGCCGGTAGGGGGCGAGGTCGCGACGGTCGGCATCCGACAGCGACGGCAGGCGGGTCTCGTCAGGGGCGTAGCCGACCGTGTAGGTGCCGATGGCCTCCGTGGCCAGCTGCTCAGGGTTGACCACTGCCCGGGCGCTCACCTTGAGCACCAGGAGCTTGACCGAGTCCGGTACCCCGGCGTACCCATGGCTGTAGGTCACCTCGTACCACCGTCGACGGCGCAGGAACATCGCCCCATCCACCCGCTCGATGACCCCGTCGTCGGACCAGTCGATGTAGTTGGTGGGCGTGATCAGGTCATGGGGAGTGCCGCCCGACAGGCTGTCGGGGTTCTCCACGACGCTGGTCACGCCCTGCACCGGGAATGACGGCAGCAACAAGATGGGGATCCCGCTGCCGTTCAGCCGAACGACCTCGTCGGTGACGACATCGAAGCTCGGTCGGTTGCAGTAGTCGAGCACCAGGCCCGAGACGCCGGCGAGCAGCAGGTCCGCCCGGGCGTCGGCCAGGTCGATCGACGTGATCCCGAGGTAGCTCCTCAGGTCGTCGGCCGACGCCAGCATGACCATGAGAGCTCAGACCCGGCGGCGGGGCGACGGCGCCGGGCGTGCCTTGTTGTCCGCCGGCGCCGGCTTGGCATCGGGCTCGCCAGTGGTCCGCTCGGGCTCGGGACGCTTCTTGAGTCCCGCCCGCTCGGCGTCGGCGTCCGACAGCCGCATCCTGGTGCCCGCCGGCATCACGCGGCCGTCCACCGTCAGGCCGCCGACGTCGTAGGTCTTCGGTGCGCCCACCTGGGGCCTCCTTGTCTCCATGTCCGATCCGACGATCCCGGTCACTTCACCACCCCCACCGCAGGCGTGCTGGGCCGTCCGACAGATCGGGCACGCTTCGCCTGCCATCGGCGTCGATGGTAGGTCATCGTGCTACCTGGTCGGGGGAGAGCTGCTGCCGCTGCGGCCCGCAGACGCGGGATCGTCGGCGTGGTGACCGTCGGGAGCATCGTGGTGGTCGTAGGAGCCGGGCCCCTTCCCGGGCGTGGTCTCGTCGTCGTGGGGGGGGTCGTCGATGCCGGCGGCATCGGCAGCGGGGATGGCGGCGTCGGAGGGGTCGAGCCGCCCGACGTCGGTGTAGTCGTGGGAGCGGGCTGCGTCGTCGTGACAGGTGGCACGCTCACGACCGGGGTGAGGTGGTTGTCGCTCAGCTGCTTGGCGAGCTTGGCCTCGTCGGACCGCAGCTGGCCGATCTGGGACTGCTCGCCGGCAAGGCGAGACCGGTCGGCGTCGTCGCGCCGTTGCAGATTCTGGATCGCCCTGCCCCGGTTCGAGCCCCCGATCTCCAGGGCAACGATCGCGACTGCGAGCAGGGCACAGAGCAGAGCCAGAGCGATGGTCAGCGGTCGCCGGTCACGGATGACGAGGACGCCGTCGGCGGCGTTTCGCTGCAGCCTCATCGGTAATCACCTCCTCGGTAGGTGCGGATGCTCCGTCCCCACCCTGATCGTGCCCTCGTCGCTCCTCGACGAGCTCTGCCTGGGCCTCGGCCCTGGCCTCCTCCGCCCGGGCGAGGGCGAGCAGCATCTGCTCTCGGGCATCGGGGTCGAGCCGGCGGGACCGGGCATCGATCAGGGCGACGATGATGGCGCCGGTGAACGACAACACGGCCGCGCTCAGCGCGACCGTGTTGGAATCCACTGCGAGGACTGTGCCGGCGCCCCACGTCGTCGCATAGACGCCGACCCAGGCCCCCAGCACCGCTGCGGCGATCACCCCGGCTCACGCCAGGGCGGCAACCACGAACGCCTTGGGGCGGATGATGCCGAACGCCGCCCGCATCTCCGCCAGGATGGCGACGAGGTTGCGGATGAAGAAGTCGGCGTGGCTGTCGGAGATCTGGATCGCCGCCTGCTCTCGGTCCCACAGGACCGCCATGCGCCAGTTGGCCACGATGGGCTCTCCCGCGGCCACGGCCTCGGACTCGATGCGAGGCAAGCCCCACAGCACGTCGGGGCCGACACCGAAGGGACCGTTGCCGTAGAACCGGCCGACGGTGTCCTTGAGCAGGTCGATCTTCTCGTTGTCCTCGGGGTTGAGGACGTAGGCGGTGGGCGTGGTGCGCCCGACGATCCGCACCTTGGTCTTGGCCTTGCGCAGGGTGGTGAGGATGTCGGTGTCGAAGGCCTGCGCCTGGACACCCGAGACGTTGAGGATCCCGTCGAAGTTCTCGCCCGTGTTGTTCCCGGCGATGATCTGGTTCTCGAGCTCCTCCTCGAGGCCGTAGCGCAGGAACATGTCGATCAGCGTCCGGATCTGGGCGGCGTCGGACAGGGCCCGCTTGGTCGCCGGGATCCAGTGGGCGACGGTCTTGACGGAGGTGATGACCTTCTCGAGCGTCATCGAGGTCTGGGGCTTCTCGCCCTGGACCTGGCCCGCACCGGCCACGAAGGGCTCGACGCCGGCGGCCTCGGCCACGGGTGCGGCGTTGTTGGTGAAGCCGGTCACCCGGGCGTACTCGACGGTGTCGGACCCGGTGGTGCCGTTGGTCACCAGCTGGCGCAGGACCAGGGGCCGCATGAACGGCCCGGTGTCCTGCAGACCCAGGATGTCGGGCGCCACCAGGGCGCCGGCCGAGGTGACGCTGCCGCCGGCCAGGATGTCCTTGAGGCCCTTGAATGCCACCGGGGGCGAGTGCAGGCCCTTGGCCGACTCGGGGATGCGCCCGGTGGGGCCCTGGCTCTCGAGCCAGGACTTGAACTCCGGCGACTCGGTGAAGCGCTCGCCACTGGAGACGCCCTTGCCGGCCTGGGAGCCTCCGCCCTTGGCGAGCTCGCCGATGGGGCGCCCGAGGGAGTTCAGGTCGTCGAGCAGCTTGGCGTCGCCGTCGATCTCGAGGATGGACGAGTGCGACTTGCGGGCCGCCTCGACGGCGGCCGTGACCTGGACCCGCTCCTCGGCGGTGAAGTCACGGCCCTCGGTGTCGGCCTTGGCGGCGATGTCGCGGGCGGTCTTGAGGTGCGTCTCCTTCTCGAGGAGAAGAGCGGCTCGATCGGCCATTTGGGGGACCTCCGGTGTCGTGTCGTCAGGAGAGCTCGAGAACATCGAGCTCGAGCAGGGCCCGGCGGCCCTCACCCGTTGTCCCGGTCGACGACCCGCTTCCCGCTCTCGGGCCCTGGCCCTTGCGGGCTCGACCCTTCGCCGTGGCGGCGCCTCTTCCGTTGCCGCGAAGCGTAGCGTCTCTCATCGCCTTCGCGGATGATGCATCGCTTCGACTGATGGAGCGCAGCGCGTCTGCCTTGGCCCGCCGGCTCTTGGGCATGGGCACAACCACGCCCTGGATCGCCACCGGGGTCGGCTCGCCCACAACGGCCAGGGCATCGGCGTCCCCGTCGTCATCGGGCTGCGAGGAGTCGACGGCGAACGTCGCCTGGTAGTACTGGCCCTCTCCGCAGGGGTCGTCCCATCCCTCGATCAAGAAGACGGCGCGCACCGGGTCCTCGTCGACGAAGGTCGCCTCGAGGTAGGCGGCGTAGAAGCCGCCGTTGCCGGCATTGGCGTCTCGGGCCCAGTCGACCACGGCGTCGTAGACATCGTCCTGGATGTCCTCGGCCGAGCCGTCGAGGGTGACATAGGCCTTGGACCCGTCCGGCTCGCCCGCGAGCAGGTTGAGGTGACCGAGCGTGTTGCGGGTGAGGTCACACACCGAACACCGGGTCGCATCGTCGTCCTTGGGGAGGAAGGTGTGGGCGGGGAAGCTCTTCTCGAGCGCCGCCTCGACCGTCTCGGTGCTGATCGAGTCGCCGAGCTCGGCCGCCAGGGCCTCGGCGATCGACTTGCGGGAAAGAAGCTGGGTCATGGGGTTGGCTCCCTTGAGGGTTGGACCGACCTCGATGAGGTCGAGCTCGAGCAGGTTCGTGACACCGCCGCCGTCGGGCTCGGACTTGATGACGTCGTAGGCGAACGAGCTCTCCCGGACGCGGCGGTTGGACAGGAGCCAGAGGACCTGGTCGGCGAAGGGTCGGTCGTCGACCTGGTACT